CTTCTCCAGGTCCCTCTCCTTCTCCTTCTCCAGGTCCCTCTCCCTCTCCTTCTCCAGGGGTGTACTCAGAATTCCCCAGAACAGAGACAGCGGCATCACTGTTAGGCATAGAGTTGAGAATTTGGAATAAAACATCCAGCGGGAAGGGGTTCCCCTCCTCATCAACATAAATGTCGCTTAACTCTTCAATGCCGTAGTCCCGTTCAGCCGCCTCAGCCAAAATCTTTTCTTTGCCGGCTTCAGGGTCGTCGCCGTAGATGTCGATAATTGCGTCGATTTTTTCCTTCTCCGAGAGGTTAGGGTCGTCCTCTATAGCCTGGGACATTTCATCTCGCGTTTGCGGGTTTGTTATCCCTGGTGTGTCTGCTGCCGGCGCCGCTGGGGGGACCACTGGTGTCGCTGGAGGTAACGGGGTCGCTGGAGGTAACTCGGCTGCTGGAGGCAACGGAAGCACATTTGATCCATTCCTGGCGTTGGTGTTCTCTGAATTGTTGAAGATGTTGTCAGAGACTTCGTCGGTGACTGTCCCCGGGGCCCTCACTACGCCAGAGCCGGCACCGTAAGTCGTCCCAGTTTCGCCGAATAAGCCTGTGGGCTGACTCCGGTCGCCAGGGATCAGTGATGGGTCCCATCCTGACCCGGGAAGGTCACTAAGATAGTCATCAACCCAGGTCTCGTCAGTGACATTCTCCCAGGTGTTCGCCCCCAGGACGGTCCCCGGCTGAATCGACGACTTTGACTTCGCTCTGATTCTAGCCATTAAACAGCACTCGTGCTCAGGACCCCTGCATCAGAGATATCCAGCGAGTACCTGGTCCCATTTGCGGATCGAAGAATTATTCGCGCCTCACCGACTTCAATGTCTTGGTCACGCTTGTGATTGTTCATGTCTGCCTGCTCAATCGTGAACTGGTTCTGGGCCTCCCTGGCGCTGTCGTAATCTTTTAGCGGTCTGGACAGTCTCACCTTCTGGACCCCTCGCTTACGTTCAGCCGCATGTTACCGTACCGCCAGTCACTCGATGAGTTCCCGCTGACCTTAATTCTGACCTGCCTGGCAGTGATCCTGACCGAGGTCGGGTTCGCCATCGAGTAAGATGACGACGTGGTCTCTGCTGCCGTGGGATACATCCTGGACTTAAAAATCACAGAAGTGTCACCCAGGTTGCTCTCATCCGGGATTAACTCCTTAACGTCAACCATCCTCTCGCCGGCACCAATCGATATAGCACCAGACTCCGCAAAAGGTGTCGCCCCACCGTAGGAAAAACCTGTCTCTTGCTCGTACAGATATTGATCGGTGGATGCCCAGACTGGGTTTTGAAATACGCCAGAATCAACGCCGGATGTTCGAGCCATCGATCCAGTTGTCCAGGTGTTGTCCAGAAAATTGTACGCGACATATTTATCGATTTCGGTCGATCCCTCGCTAGGGTAAAACCACCAAATTTCGTTGTACTGGCCGTTCACGACTGCCCAAATTTTACTGCGCTGGGTTTGGTTTAGGTCGTTAAATACAGCATCGCTCACATCGCTTTTAATGGGCTCAGTGTAGCCACCGTCATAGCTGAAGAATGATTTTTCGCCCATCCAGTAAGCTGCCGTGCCAGTTACAGCAAGAGCCTTCGGAGCAATGATTCCGCAGTTAGACCCAGCACGTTGGGGAGTGTAATAAAAGGGGCTTCCAACGTAGGAAATTGCATGGGCATCTGTGTCCGTCAGAATTAAAACCTGACCTCGAACCACTACGCCTGCTCGGACCTTACCTTCAGAGGCTAATTCAAATGATCCTGCGCTATTGGTTGGAGCGGGAGTCCAGACAGTTGGCGCTTCCTGTGATGACCACTGAATTTTTCGGGGGACTCCGCCAGCACCATACGCGAGAATATGACGCTCATCGGTAACAAGTGCTCCCTGATTTCCCGTTGGTGCATTGGTGAGAGCTGCGGCAACAACCGCTGTGTCGTTTTCCCAATAGTAAATTTTGCCTTCACCAGGAGTCGTAACTGTCGCAATCGCGTTTTCACCAAAATTATCAATTGTCCAGGTGCTGCATGGGACATAGGTTTCATTGTCTGGCCTGGGAGTTCCATAAGTCGATTCGCCATAGAACTGAGATCCATATCCGGTATTTGCCGCAGCGTCAGTGCTTCCAGTTGCTATTCCGACAGGTGTTATGTCGCTTCTGTTCTTGCCCTCGTCATAAATATAAAGATTTGAGGTGGTACCAACGATAACCCGTCTTGCATTAGAGTTGTTGTAATAAGCGTGCATCCCCCTGGATATATCGGAGAACGTTGTCGATGACATTGTCTGCCAACCGCCAATTGGACGAAGGGTGTTTTCGAACCAACGAACGAGATCCGCGTCATACCAACGACCCGCGGCCTGGTAGATCGTTCCGTTCCGGTACAGGCCTGGTGGAATCTTCAGCGTGACTAGCGGCACCTCAACCCCCATACGCATTAAAAAATGCGCCCACAACAACAACCAACATTATCCAGAATACCCTCTCGCCGAATCGCACAGTTGGGGAGATTTGTCTTAATCGTTCATCAATGCTGTTGACTCTGGTTTCTATTTTGCTCTGCCGGTGGAATATTGTCTGTATTCGTTCCTCGACGCGGGCCAGGACAATAATTGCCTTACGCATCTCATCAATATCCTTTTCGACTCTCGCAATTCTAGCTTCCATAGCTACTTCTCTCTCGGGTACACAATGTTTCTTGCGAATTCGCCTAAGTCTTTGTGGTACGTGATTGCCTGTGCCGCTCTGACTGTCTTGTGGAAGCCCCTGGCGCCGTATGAGTCTCTCGCGGCGAGGGTTGGGTGTCTCTCAGTGATAACTCCTGCACTCTCATGGACCTCTGCCTGGTGCGTGTGGCCGGTGTGCAGTCTGCGCCACTTTGCTGCGCCCATTTCCTTGCCGAACTCTGAGTAGAACTTGCCGGCCAGGTCCTTGATTCTTATTAAGTGACCGTGGTGCCACCCAAGAAACACTTTCCCGAAAACATATTTATAAAATGGGAATGGACTGTTGTCTACGGTTACCCTGGGATTGTTCTCCCAGGTCTTTTCCATCATTAACCTCAACCAGACTGATCCAGCTAAATCATGATTGCCCTCCGCCATAATAACGTGGACTTTTTTGTGAGATTCCAGCATTATATTTACTGCATTAATGCAGCACGTCACTGCTAATGCTGTGAGTTTTTGATATCTACCGTCCGCGTCCAGCGGGTTACGATTCATCGGGGTTATGCTGTCCAACCCATCCCAATGTAAAAAATCTCCCATCTGCACGAAGATTCCCAGTTCCGAGTCTGGACTGGCGTTGGTCATATCTGATATCGAATTCATCAGAACTTTTTCAGCTATCTTGGTGTCCCAGTCAGCACCACTCTCTGGTTTCCAACTGTACATTCCAATGTGATAATCTGTGATGGTGTATACAGTCGCCAGGTCCCTGTTAGTGACTTTCGGCGTTTTAACTTTGGGCCAGGGTTTTATTAGGGCTACCGACTCGCTCAATTCGTTAGCAATATCAATGTTGCGCTTTTCTTTTGTTGTCTTAATCCAGACGGTGTTGCCGTCGTCGTCTTTCGTTAGAGTTGACTTCCCAGTGACGACTTGGCCCGGGTCCACGAACTTAGTCGCGTTCCAGTTGTCAGTCCATCCAGCAGCGGCAGCTTTTTTCTTAACCCTTGATATTGTTTCTCGGACACTCCGGTCTCCGATGTTTAATTTTGCGGCGGCCCTGCGGGATGACATGCCACAGAGGATATATGTCTCCAAGACCTCGGCCTGACGGTCCGTGCAGAACTGCAATAAGTCCCTCATTTTTATTTAGGGGGATTCAGGCCACACAACATCATGCGGGAAACCCGTAGTGCTGGGGACATCTCTTAACGCTTGTCGGTACGTTGTCATGGCTGCGGTCATGGTGTTGTCGGTTAGACCGTGGAAGTCCGTCACTGCCAGCCTTGAGTCTCGCTCTGTCCTGACTCCCTGGGCAGCGGTAGCATCGAGGCCGTCTTGGTAATCAGTTTCTTGCTCGGCTTTTGTGTGGACTACGGAATCATCATCGGTGTATTCCGAGAACATGTCCCTTTCGACCCATGCCTGTACCCAGTTCCCGTTACCGTCTTGCTCTGCACCGTTGCGGGTGTAGCGTTTATACGCCGATGCGCTTTCAGGTTTTGGTGTAATTAAAACTGGGTCAATCCCGATAGATTCATGGACGTTTTCACGCCAGACTCTAGGGAATGATGTATTCTTGTGCATTGCGCGGATTTCGCCTTGCGACTTGATGTCTCCGCTTTCTCTGATTCGATATTCCATAGTTGATTGTCCTATGTTTATGCGATTGCTAAAAAGATGTAGGTGGCTGTGTCTATATTAATTGTCGAGCTTCCTGCTGCTGTTATCTGGAAGCCTGCGGCTATTGGGTCTATGTAGTCTGTGCCGGTTACTTGTGCTGCATTAGTATTTAATAGATTATACGGGTCATTGCCCGCCACTATTCCTCTCTCAGAATCATAAATATACCAGTCACCTGTAGAGTCAGTTCGCTTGATAAGTATAAGCCTAGCCGCAGCAGCAAACCCACAATCTATAGTCGTGAGTGTTGCGTCTGCTGTGTAGCTTCCTACTTTGGATACACCTGCTAGGGTTGCGAATAGGTAGGCTACATAATCATAAGTACCGTAATTGTTATCGGTAGCAGACCCAACTGTAAAAACACTGCTTGTCGGGCTTGTCTCCAACCATAATTCTCCAGCGTATGACTCAGTAAATGCCGCAACATCATTATTCAGATAAAGCCCTTTGGTATTTCCGAGAGTGTTGCTGTATACGACCCAATTTGTCCCAGCTCTGGATTTAATAATCATTAGCTCAGGGGCTACAGTCAGCCCATGTGGTGGGGCGTTAGGAGGTGATATTATGCCCGTCCCTGCATAACAAACAATATCAAAGACCTTGGGGGCGCGTTTGAGGAATAAATTATAGTAATCATACGAAGCATTATTGATATAACCGCTAGTGCCACTACCCACAATGATGCCATCCATGAGGTCAAAGCCAGTTACTCCGTTTACTCGCGTAGCTTCTGATG